TCAAGGCTACCCATACCACGAGTTGAGACACCTAGTTGAACACCACCCTCAAGCAAACCTTTTACAATATTGCCCATTGGAGTATCCAAAATTCGTGCCTTTCCCATAACATTATTTCCCTCAATTTGAAGGTCAGTAATCTTATGAGATACTTTATCTAAGTTGACAGTTGGTCCTTCAGGGTGGTTTAATTCCCCAACCGCTCTGTCCTTAGAAACCTGTTCATCGACATATTTACCAACTGCTCTTTCCATTACAGCTTTTGGATAAATACGTCCATTTCTATTTTTAGATTCAGCCATAGCAAAGATGCCCTCAATCATATGAGATTTAGAGCCATCTTCTTTCTTTTCAACGACGCACTGAACATCAGTTTCAGTGTATTCTGTAATTAGCTTCATCTACTTACCCTTATATTGTTTAACAAACTCTTTTGCCATTTTCTCTGCTTCACGCTGAGTTTTATAAGCATCAAGTCTATCACCGTCGATGTACACTACAAAGCCATTTGTCTCTTTAGTAATTTTAACGGGAATCCTATCCATTTTGGTATTCAATACTTGTTTACCAGATGGTTTCCTACCCGCTAATTCTCTAATCTGTTCAAATGTTTTTGTCATGTATCTTTTAACTTATATTTATACTTTTTAATTTTTTGATCAATCTTCTTCAGATTCATCAACTTCTTCTTCTTCATCTTCCAAGTCTAATTCAAGTTGTTCATCATCATCTTCTAGCTCGTCAATAGCTGCTTCGATATCTTCCTCATCTGGTTCAACATCTTCTTCACCATTAAATACTTGACCTGCCACAGCAATCTTTTCTTGTTCTAAAGCATCATTCATTTTATCCTGTAAAATTTCATGAAATGTGGGTCCGGCTTTTGCAAAGTCTTGATCTGCTACGCTATTAATTAGATCTTCAATTGACATAATTTACTCCTGTTCTTGTTCAGCTTCATCATCTGGAATCTCGCCAGAAGATTTTTCTTGATCTATTTGCTTCTTCATTTCTTCAATATCATTATCATCTAACTGCAGTACGTTTTTCATTACATATTCTTTTGAGAAGAATTCTCCAACATATTGCTGCATTTGATCTAATGTTTGGATTCTATTTTGTAAGAGCTCAGCATCTTTCAATTCTGAGAAATGATTGTCTCTTACATAATCAACAACAATATCTTGTTGCCAATCATTCCAATCTTCTTCTGTAATAATACCCTTCATAATGAGCTGTTTTTTCAGAATCTCTGTAAACAGCATTGAAAAACGTTTTCTTAAACGATCAATAAACTTTTGGAATTTAATTTCATCCCTATTTATTTCAGTAGAACGACCTAGTGAAAACTGTGCTTCTTGCTCAAGTCTATTGATTGGTACGTTTAATGAACGATACAGGCGTTTTTGGAAATATATAATGTCATCAATTTGTCCTAGATTCTCGCCACCAGGAAGTGTTGAAATCTCAGTACCTCTGCCACCTTCTCTACGAGGTAGCCAGAAATCTTCCAACATTGACATATGTTTACGGTCATCGCGGATCTTACCAGTATCAGCATCATATACAAGTTTATTACGGTATCGAGCCATAATATCTTTCATATATGTTTCAGCTTTACCACGTGGTAAGTTACCAACATCAATATAGAAAATACGACGTTCAGGAGCTCTCGATAGTCTATAAATGACTAGAGAATCTTCCATCATCCGTAATTGGTTAATTGGTTTTAGAGCTTTATGAAGATGAGATACAACTCTTTTACGATCAACATCTAACAAACCAGATGTTACATATGAAACTGAATCATTAGATAGTTTTACACCTTGATTTGTTCCACCGGGCTTTTCTTGATAGATATAGAACTCATCCACTTTTTCTACCAAAGATGCACCAGTGACTGGATCTTTTTTCTTTTTTATCTCTTTTACTTTACGGATTTTAGTAGAATCAACTGGTCTAATTTCTTGAATACCAGCTTTCAAATTCTTTTCATCTACTACAAGATGGTGGTAAACTCTACCATCTACATACCATTTACGAAAAATATCATGTCCGAAATCAGTGAATTGTAACATAGAACAAATATTATCAAATTCTTCGGTCATAGTCTTTTTTAATTGATCACTAAGACCTTCAACATGATCTAGAATAAGAGTCACTGGAGATTGATTTTCATTACCAGTAATTGCTTCATTTACAATATCTTCAATGGCAGCATCAACTTCTGGATGTACTGCTACTGCTCTGTATTGTCTAATATTTTGTAAGTTGTCTTTTGCATGGTCGCCTTCACCAAGGTTAACATAAGTACCATAGTGAGCACCAGCGGCTGTAACATAACCAGCACCATCCTGATCTACAGGTGGAACGATAGACTGCATTTTATCTGCATTCTTATCTTTTGCTCGTTTTATTTCAAAGCCAAATAATCTAAGTGAGTTATTATCAGCCATAGTAATTCCTAATATTATGTGAAGAGGGGCCTCTCAGCCCCTCAATCTATTTATACTACTTTATGTAGTTGTATTTGATTCCCAGTATTGTACCTGGAATTCTGCAGTGAATCTTTCGATTTCATTTTCAGAACCGTAGTTTAAATCGATAGCTGAAAGAGCTGTTGGGAAACAGCTTCTAAAGTTATATGTCTTTAGAACTGAACCTTCTCTATCAATTTGTTCTACCAAAAGATCTGCTTCATAGTCTACTGGATTAGTAAGACCGGTGTTATCTGAATGAGCATTAATACCATTCATCCAACGTTCCATTGCATCTCTAATAGTAAAGTCTACGTCATTAATAATGGTTGCTGTCCACGTATCAAATGTACGATCCCCAGCCATTTTCAATCTTCTGCCACGGAATGGCATTTCGATTACACTTAAGTTTGATGCAGGCAACTGAGCTGCCTCGCATAGAAACGATGTAAGCTCTACATCGCCATTAGCATAAGTTGGGAAGTTAATGGTCGCTTTAAATAGATTCGGTCTAGCGCCACCACCACGCAACTTGGCTTTAAAATCATCAACGCCTAATACTGCCATCTGTTATTTCTCCTACGCTTATACCGCTAGTCCGGCGACTTCTTCAAAGTCAACACCGGATCTTACAGCTACAAAGTTAAGAGTGATGTAGTTGATTGAGCGTGCTGGCTTGATAAAGATGTTCGCTACGAACTCATTTCTATCAATTACTGCTGCAGTGTTGTTTGTATCATCACATACAACTCTGAAGTCTGTAATACCTCTTCTTCCTTTGATTTCTCTTAGGAATGGTTCTACAATATTTACAAACTCTGCTCTGGTGAATTCATCATTCAATTCGAACAAAGTATTTCGTGCAGCCAATGCAATTGCTCTTTCTACCACGTTAAATAGACGACGTACGTTGACACGGTCAAATGCACTTGGTCTGTTTAGGTGGGTCTTATCACCATATAGCAAAATACCTTGTCCAGGTAGATTTGCAACAGGGTTGATACCAGCTTTATAAAGCGTATCTCTTTCTGTTTTTGTTGGTGTATAAGCCAAAGATGTTACGCCAAGGTAAGCACCACGACGTGATCCAGCTGGTGAGAACCAAGGAGCTGAATTTGCATCTGAAGCAGCCATAATACCTGCTGTTGAAGAAGCAGCTGGAATATAGATGTACTTATCATTGTACTTATCGTATACTTTTAGCCAGTTGTTATCAACAAATAGGTATGAACTTCTTGTATAAGCATCCGCGTCTGTAACTGAAGCAGAGACTGGATCAGCATTACCGACTACTGAGTTTTTAGCTGGAGATGTAACAACAACGCAATCTTTACGGGTTGTTCCGGCAGTTACTACTAGATCGTCTACTAGTGTATCTTGATCACCAGCAACTGTTTTACCAGGAGCAATTAAGAAGTCGACTGTAATAGTATCTTTATCTTCAAATTGGTTAAAGGCGCGCAAGTAATCATCAGTACCTGCGGCTGAACCAATTGTTCCTCCTGTTAGAGAGTGTGAACCTGTTGAGTCTACAACATTGTTCATCCAAATGTAATTAGAACCTCTGTTAATCACATCTTTCATATAGTTGCTTGAGCCATCAGCATTTGTTGCTGAAGTCGTAGCTGATACAAATGGGTATCTTTCTAGTACAGTATTTGCTGAACCAGTAATCACACCGTCTTGGTCTAAGACAAGAATGTGATGCTCTTCTCCTGTTGGAGCTGCATCAAATTGATCTTTATATGCTTGTGTCCAAGAGGCCCAGTTTGTTGCATCTGACCAAACAACTTGAATTGAGTTTCCTACTTCACCAGGATATTTTGCGAAAATATTTCCTGTTGAAAATGTTCCTGCTTCCCATGCATCTCTGTTTTTAATTAGAGTAGCCGCGGCTGAACTATCACAAGCATTTAGTGCTGTGGCATCTGCGGCTCTTGAAACTTGTAATGCATTGGAATATTTTAAAAAGTATGCTGCGGATAGAAAGTCTACCGCAAAGCTATCGCTTGGCGATCCGAATGTCTCAGCAAGATCCGCTTCATTTTGAATCAGAGTTGCTGTTTCTACGGGACCCCAGCGAAATTCACCAGCAAACGCGCCAGTAGTTGATTGAACATTAGGCACACCGCCTGTAAGATCAACCTCTTTGACGACAATAGCTGGAGATTCTGAAGGTGCACCAATTGCCATATTTGTTTTCCTTTTCCAGTAATCGAATTATATGTTTTCATAATACGGATATTCAATTACTTGTATTTATAATTTTACATATTTAGAACATATGTCCCACATCTTCGTACCACGGTTTTCCATTTACAAGGTTCTCTTCTTGTTCAACGGCCTCTAAACCATCATCAACAAAACCGAATGGTAAGACATCAGCTTCAATTTCGTCCATTCTTTGTTTAAACATCATTTCTTTTAACGATACTTCCGTTATTTGTTCAAATGAATTAGACACAGCAAAATAACCAAATAAAACTAAATTCATCATCAAGTCATCATGGTTACCTTCTGATGCCTCATAGGATTGACCACGAGCCACAAAGGTAGACATTTCTAAAATAGTCTGTGTATCTTTTACTATAAGTTTATTGGCTTCTAATATATCTTTAATTGCAGAACAACCAATACGTTTTACCTTACGGTTCATTTCAATACCAAGCCGATCTGCTTTAATTAAAGATTCCATATGTAAATGTTCGTATTCTAAATCGTGATACAAACCATTTGTAACTAATCCGCCCTGATCATTTGCCTCAACAATTACATAAGCTTCATTATAGACATTCGCAAACTTATAAATAACATTTGGGAAGAGTATTGGAGATATAGTATTATTGCGATAAACAGCAACCTGTTCAAAAGGTCTTGTGCTAATATCGATCACATTAAATGTAGAGTAATCCTGTCCTCTTCCCTTCGATACATCTACAGTCATTACATATTGATGGTCTTTTTCTGGTTCTTTGTATATTAAAGTACACCCACCATCTAAAACTCTTGCAGGTTCTCCAGCTCTTTGTTCTAATAAACAATCAGCACTAATTAAAGTATCTCCAGTTCCAAAGAATGTATTGCCAAATTCTTGATCAAACTGTAATTGAGAGGTATTTGAAATAGTAGCATTCTTCCATTCCTCATCTCTTCC